AAAACAAAGGTTATTTAGTTTTGGTATCTTTAGTATCACCTTATCGTGATTTAAGAATAGGTGAGATTTTTTATCTACATTCAGAAAGAGACTTACGACAAGACTACCATGTTGAAAATTATGAACCACCAACAGAAAATTTTACAAAAATTAACACAGACAAACCAATAGAGGAGTGTATAAATGAAATACTCAATGTTTATAGGAAGATGGCAACCTTGGCACAAGGGACATCAATGGTTGATTGAACAAAGACTAAAACTTGGTAAAAATGTTTTAGTTTGTATCCGTGATATGATGCCAGATGAAAATAATCCATATACGAGTGAAGAAGTATTTGATAATATAAGTTTAGAATTACAAGACTATATAAGAGTTGGACAAGTAAAGGTTATGATAATACCAGATATAGAATCTATAAATTATGGAAGAGGTGTGGGTTATGATATAATTGAACATGAACCACCTAAAGAAATAGGAGAAATATCTGCAACTAAAATTAGGAGTGAACAAAATGAAAATTGATATCTTGGATAAAGGATACATTGAATTAGTGGATACACTTGGTGATGACTTAACACCTGTAAATGCCGCTCGTGTATCATTTGGTGGTAGGAGTGATAAATTTGAGAGTAAAGATAGAAAACTATCTAAGTTCTTAATTAAACACAAACACTTTTCACCATTCAGACATCAACATGGTATGTTTATTATAAAGGCACCAGAGTTTGTAATGAGACAATGGTACAAACATGTCGTTGGTATTGAAACCACAAGTAATCATCCTACTAAAGACCATGCTTGGAATGAGATAAGTGGTCGTTATGTTCCATATGATGAGTTCTATGAACCAACAGAGTTTAGAAAACAATCAGAAGATAACAAACAGGCAAGTGATGGATTGATTGAATTACAAGATAGTACAAGATTATTATGGATGACTGCACAACAAAATTCTATATCTGCATATAACGAAATGTTAAAACGAGGAATGGCAAAAGAACAAGCTCGTAGTATATTACCACTTACGGTTTATACAAAAGTATGGTGGACTGCATCATTTCAAAGTATTATGAACTTTATTGAGTTAAGAGATGAACCAACATCACAAGTGGAGATACAAGAATATGCACGAGGGTTAAAGGAAATCATGTTGGAGACATTTCCTGAAACTACTAAATTATGGAGTGAGATTTATTTAGACTAATGAAAGGTTGGATATTCACAACGCAAAACACACCATCATACGAAACAAAAAGGTTACTTGAATGTTTTGATAATGAAGGTATAGAATGTTTTTCTGTACATCCTAATAGTGTGGATATATTTATCAGTAAAGATAATAAAAAATCTGTGTTAGTAGATAATGAATATACATCTATTCCTGATTTTGTAATACCAAGAGTTGGAAGTGCAACCACATATTATCAGAAAGCAGTATACAGACATTTAGAACGAATGGGTGTGTTATTTATTAATGGTAGTGATGCAATTGATAATGTAAAAGATAAACTTTACACTATGCAAATATTATCACAAAATAATATTCCACATCCAAAAACAATGTTGGTTAAGAATCCAATTGATTCAAGTTATGTAGAAAGAAACATCGGATTTCCTATTGTGGTTAAATCACTAAGTGGTACTCACGGAAAGGGTGTTTATCTTGCAGATAATAAAAGAAACTTTGAACAATTAGTAGAGATGATGGAACAATTTAATGATAGATTTAATATCATCTTACAAGAGTTTGTTAAGGATTCACATGGAAAAGATTTAAGAATTATCGTAGTAGGTGGTAAAGTTATTGGAGCAATGAAAAGAGAATCAACCGATGGTGATTTCAGAGCTAATGTTACACGAGGTGGTGGAGCAAAACCAGTAGAACTTGATGAACAAATGGAATATCTCGCATTAGAATCTACAAAGATATTAGGATTAGATATCGGTGGTGTAGATTTATTATATGATGGTGATAGTTACAAAATATGTGAGGTTAATTCTTCACCTGGTTTCAATGGAATGGAAAAATATACTGAAATAAGAGTTGCCGAACAGATAGTTACTTATGTAAAAAATAAATTAAATTAATGGTTATAGTAAATTCAAAAGAGAAGTGGGATTCATTACAAAAGAGAATGAAGACCCAACACTTCATCTATCTACAGATGTTATCGGATATACACAAACATCCGAAAGAGAATCGTGTATCTTGTTTTTATATAAGAACAATACAAGAAGAATACATTGTGCCTGTAAATCATAATGAGAAGTTTGGAACAATACAAACCATTGATGTAGACGATAGTAAAGTATGTGTGGGTGATATGAAATCATTTATACATAATTCAATGATTGATTGTGACCATGTGTTTGGGTTAGTTGATTTAAATTGGTGTCACTATATGAAAACAAATGAACCATATGATTTTGATAAACATTTAACAACTGCACATCATCATAATCATAGATTACATTACGATAAAGAGAATGTAAATGATATTATCCCATTAGTGAAACATGGTGAGTACTTTTCAAAGGTATCAATGGACTTATTAAATTATTTAGAAGACCATGATTACTATGACCAAAGTATCTTAGAAGTTTTATCCAAGATAGAGGATAATGGAATCCAAACTACAGATGGTTTAGTTTATTCAGAATACAATCCATACACTTCAACAGGTCGTCCAAGTAATCGTTTTGGTGGATTGAACTTTGCCGCATTAAATAAGAAAGATGGTAGTAGAAAACAATTCATTAGTAGATTTGATAAAGGTGTATTAGTGGAGTTTGACTATGATGCATATCATCCAAGATTGATTGGTGATAAAGTTAAGTATGAGTTTCCAAATGGTAGTGTTCACCAACACTTGGCAGACACCTATGGATTAAGTTACGATGATGGTAAGGCATTGACATTTAAGTATTTATATGGTGGTATCACACATGAAATAATAAATAATCCTTTCTTCAGTAAAGTGGATAAGTATGTTCAAAAACTTTGGAACACTTGGAAAGGGAATAAAATCATAAAATCTGATATTTATAATAGAGAAATAAGCAGAAAGAATCTATCTGATATGAATCCTAATAAATTATTTAATTATATGATTCAGTTGATGGAGACAGAAAACAACATGGCAGTCTTAGAACAACTTTTACCTACTATAGAAGATAATCGTAGTAAGTTAGTTCTTTACAACTATGATGCGTTCTTGTTTGACTTTGATATATCAGAAGGTTTGGACTATTTAAACAATGTTAAAAAGATACTTGAACAAGATGGTAAGTATCCAACACGAGTTTCAATGGGTAGTAATTACCATGAGATGAAAGACATAACGGAGAAATTTAAATGATTAAACTATCAAAACTTATCAATGAAAAAGATGAAGGTTTGAGTAATCCAGTTGTACAGAAAATTGATTTCAATAAACCAACCGTAATACATATTTCTGATGAAGAGATGAAATTATTACATCAAGACAAAAGATTAGAAAAGGATGGAATCACAATAATATTTGGTGATGAAAAACGAACTAAATAAAATACTAACCGAATTATCCTATCGTGTTAAAGATGGGGTGCCTAATTTAAACAACGAACAACACTTAATTAAATTGTTTGATGTGTTGAAAGAGTTTAACTGGCCGATAGAAGCACGCGTAGAACTTATACAGAATCTTACTGAATCCGAAGCAGGTGACCAAGCAAAGAAACTTGGATTAACACACATGGGATTTGGTAATTATGGTAAAGATGATAAAGTAACTCACACTTCAAAAGATGGTGAATTAGTTCCTGTCGGTGGAAGTGGAGGCGATGATAGTGAAAAATCTGAAAAAGGTGAAAAAGAATTAAATCAAAAGATAGATTTTAACAATCCACCAGAATCAATTACAAAAGATATTCAACCTGATGATGAAACTTTTGAAAACCAAGAAAATATTACACCACATGAATATGACCCACAAGAAATAGAAGTTGGTGGACAAAAAATTAAATTACCAGTAAATGAGGAAACATTAAATAAAGTATTTAACCAACCACCACATAAATTTCCTAAAAAATATATTAAAACTTTAGAAAGAATTTTAAATACACAAAAGATAGATAAAGACAATCCACCAATAACTTCCTTTACAAACTCTTCCGAAGAAAGAGAACAAGTGGGTGCAGGTCAGATATCCGCACAAGCATCAGAATTATTAATGATGATGAGTACTACTTTATCAGATGAAGAATCAGATAAATTATATGAGTTATTAGAAAAAACTTCAGATTCTACAAAAGGAAAACAAATACTTGATAAAAGTTGGATACAGGCTTCAAGGTCTATGAGAGAAGCAGCTATTAAAAATGTTAAGGAACAATATGGGCCAGATGCAGAAATTGAATTTGGTGGTTGGGATTCTACTGCTGATGTTGAGGATGGTATTGGAATATCATACGATAAAAAGGGATTCTCTACTGATACTTTCTTCAGAGTAAAAGTTGATGGTAAATCTAAAATACATGAAGTATCAAATAAAAAAAGTTTAGTGGTTCATTTGGCAAATCCAGGTTCAGGTGATATAGAGGATGGAATGGAAAAGGCGGGTGTTGATATAGGAGACCCAAATAGACATGCAGGTAAATATACAGAAAACGCAGCCAATCGTTCACGAAAACGATTAGAAGAAATTAATGATATAGAAGTATATGAAAAGTTAGATGATATGAATGATGATGAACTTCTTGAAACATTAAATAATCTACCATCTGAAATCAGGTCAAACTTTACAAGTGGTAGTGCACCTAAACTTCAATTAAAAAAAGATGCAAGAAATTATTTAAAGATGATGAAGGCATTGAAGAATGTTCCAAAACCATGGGACACCACTAATAAAGAATTTTTAGATGCAGCGAAAGAAGCAGGAGTCAATCTTGGTTCAAGAGTTCCAGGTTCATCAAAGGCGATAAATAAAATGATGATATATTCTGCATATTTACAATACGCAGATGAATTAAGTAATGGTGTAGAAGACGGACCAGGTATGAATTTTATTCAGAATCAAGTAGGTATAATTGGTAAAGAACCATATCCAGAGGGTTCTCAAAGAGATGTAGAAAATCAACACATTGTTAATTTAAATAAAAAAGAATCAAGACCTGTTTTGATGAAATTAATTAGAGAAAAATTTCCATTAAAATCACTAATGGAAGCAGAAGAGAGTATGGTACTTGGTGGTAATAGAATGAGTCCTGAGATTTGTGAAAAGATTTTTGGAACTACTGAATGGGATAAGGTTCAAGAAAATATTTCTATTAAGAAAAATGATAAGGGTGAATATTATCTAACATATTCTGTAAAAGTTGATGGAAAAGAAAAAGAAATAAGGATTGCTCAAATAAAACCAAGAGGTAAGGGTAAAGGATATGCAAGTATAACAACCGAAATGTCATTGGCAGAAGAGTTTCAACATACCGTTCATTGTGCGAATAAAACTTCAGATAATCCACCAAAAAACCCAAGTGATGAAGAAATTAAACTCGCTAAGAAATTAGAAAGAAAGTATGGAGAATGTTAATGAGAACTCAATTACTATGTACATTCACTAAACAAGACAAACTAAATGAATCTATTGATATCATAGTTTCTTGTAATAAAATTTTATATGATAAGGTTTATGTCTTTACAGATGTAAATGACCCATCACAATTGTTATGCACTTACAATGTGGAATTCAATGAAGACTTTCAAGAACCAACTATAGATACTATATCTCTTCATAGAAAGAAACAATCAAATACACTCTACACAATCAATGCACTGAATGAAGTTATTCGTTCAAAGAATAATGGAATCTTAGATAAGAAGTTCATGGTTGATTGGGATGAGTTTCAGAACACACTATTATTAACAAATGAAAATGGATTAACAAAGATTCCTACAAAGATTCATTCCATTATAGATGTTAATGAATGGTTAAAATAAAAAAAATAAAAAAAAATAAAAAAAAATACGGTTTGGGATTTTTCCAATATATATATAAATATACTTAATAACTTAAGTATTAGTTTTTTGAAAATTTGAAATCAGAAAGTACAGAGAGTAATTGACTTTGTATGGGATTGACCGAATAATGGGTAGACTTTAGAAGCCCATAAGGTAATCACAGATGAGTTTGTGGTGAACCTACCGAGGTTAGAATAATTTTGGTAGTTGAGACATCAATCATTTAATGTACTTGAAGAAAAAACAATAGAAACGATTCTATTGACCTTGTTGTGGGTAAGGGTAAAACTGAAGTCCCACTTTATGACTGAATCAATCTAATCTTGGAGAGATAAGGTAATGATACAGAGGTTGTACTCACTTCAATGAGATTAACCATCTTGAGAAGAATCATCGTAACTGATGGGTATTAGGTACAAGGTAGAAAAAATCCAAGCTTCAAGTTGTAGGTAATCGTTAATCCTACATCCCCATAGATTTCATAAAATTAAAAAAATGGTCACACGATTTTTAGTTTCCACCTTATATACAAACTTAAAAACAAGATGACCATTTTTTTTGCAAAAAAATAAAAATAAAACCGTTTTTTACAAATATATATGATATATATTATTGTATCAAGGTTATACTTGAATACCAATTAACAATTAAACATAAAATAATAGGAGATAAATAATGGACTTAAATGCTATTCGTAAGAGGTTATCACAACTTCAAACAACAAACAACAGAACATCAAGTCTTTGGAAACCACAACCAGGTAAAACTCAAATCAGAATCGTACCTTACAACTTAAATAAGGACAATCCTTTCATTGAGTTATTTTTCCACTACAATCTCAACAATCGTTCATATCTTTCACCAATATCATTTGGTAGACCTGACCCGATTGAAGAGTTTGCACAGAAACTTCGTGGAAGTGGCAACAAAGAAGATTATCAATTGGCTCGTAAATTAGAGGCAAAAATGAGAACTTTTGCACCAGTCGTAGTCAGAGGTGAAGAATCACAAGGAGTAAAATTTTGGGGATTCGGTAAAACCGTATACCAAGAACTACTTTCTGTAATTGCAGACCCAGACTATGGTGATATTACAGACCCAGTTAATGGTCGTGATGTTGTTGTTGAGTTCATTTCAGCAGAGGAGACTGGAGCCAGTTATCCTACTACTAAGATTAGAGTGAAACCTAATCAAACACCAATTTCAGATGAACCTGAAATCTTGGAAAAAGTAAAAGACCAACAAGACATTACTGAAATTTATCAAGAGTTATCTTATGATGACTTATCAGGAGTATTAAACGAATGGTTAAACCCATCCGATGACGATACTGATGGTGAGGAATCAACAACAGATACCGTAACAACTTCTGAATTGGAATCTTCCAAAGTGAAAGATACATCAGAAGCATTTGATGAATTATTTAATTCATAAACAATAACAATATAGTGTGTGGCAACATACAAGAAAAGTAGAGATGGGTGTTATTGTATTCCCTAACTACACACTATTTTAACTTAGGAGAAAATGAATGTCAGTAAATGATGTATTGGCCGATACTTTGGCAAGTAGTCTAAACAAAAAGTTTAAAGATAACAAAGTGGCATACTTCTTAGATGGAAGTGATACCACACCAACAGATATAAAAGACTTTATATCTACAGGTAGTTCTATGTTAGACTTGGCAATATCAAATAGACCAAATGGTGGTATTGCAGTTGGACGAATCACAGAAATCAATGGATTAGAATCAAGTGGTAAATCACTACTTGGTGCTCACATTCTTGCAGAAACTCAAAAGAAAGGTGGAGTTGCAGTTTATATAGATACTGAGACTTCAGTTAGTCAAGAGTTTATGGAAGTGATTGGTTTAGACTTAAATAAAATGTTATACCTACATTTAGAAACCGTAGAAGATATCTTTGAGGCAATTGTAGAAATAGTAACAAAAGTTAGAGAATCAGACAAAGATAGGTTAGTAACTATTATGGTTGATTCACTTGCCGCCGCTACTACGAAAGTAGAGTTGGAAGCAGACTTTGATAAAGATGGTTGGGCAACTGCCAAGGCTATCATTATATCAAAGGCGATGAGAAAAGTTACTCAAATGATTGGAAGACAAAAGGTTGCACTTGTGTTTACTAATCAATTAAGACAAAAACTCGGAGTAATGTTCGGAGACCCTTGGACAACAAGTGGTGGAAAAGCATTACCATT